CACTACTTGAAAACGGTTCATTACCATTGGGTATTTTACATGTTCCAACAAAACTAAGTGAAAGAGCATTAGAAAATATCAAGCGTTCTTGGGCGGGTAACTATGGAGGCTCTGGTAACGCTGGTAAAACCGTAATTCTAGAAGAGGGTGTTGAGTACAATTCAGTGTCTTTAAACCCTAACGAACTAGAGTTAACAGCAAGCAAGAAATCAACACTTTCTGATATTGCACGGGTCTTCAATATACCTGAAAGCATGATTAACGCAGAAAGTAATAAATACAACTCAAACGAACAAAACAACATTCATTTACTACAGTATACATTATCACCTGTAATATCGTCAATAGAAAACTCTTTAGAGCGTTCTTTACTTTTAGAGAAAGAAAAGAGAAATGGTTATAAAATTAGATTTGTAACAGACGATATCCTAGTGACTACAGAGAAAGAGAAAGTTAATAGTACGATTGAAGCACTTAGAGGCGGAATTATTAGTATTAACGAAGCTCGTAGACGACATGGATACAAAGAGATTGATGATAATTACTTCATGTGGAGTATTGGTGTAATGCTCTACGATGCAGAAACAAGACTTATGACATTGCCAAATATGGGGCAAAACCTTGACCCTAATGACACAGAAAATGTGAGTGGTATGATTGATGCAAACAAAGTAAATGAAAAAATAACCAAACAAGAAAAAGTAGTCACGACTGAAGAGGTAGAAAAAGAAGAACTTGAGAAGGTCGTCGATGAAAAAGATAAAGAAAAAGATGACTGATGTTGGTTTGGGGGTGTAAATATAACAATGAAAAACAAAATTGAATTTAGAATTAGGGACACTAAAGTTGAATCGGATGGAGATATGATTGTTACTGGCTATGTTAATAAGACAGAACAATTCAGTGAAGAGTTAGGAATCGTTAAACGTTTCAAAGAGAAGATTGCTAAAGGGTCATTTAAAAGAGCAATCGAAAGAGCTTTGGGCGATATCGATTTTTTAGCAGACCATAACCCAGATTTAGTTTTGGCATCTACTAAGAATGGAACACTTAAACTAGAAGAAGATGACATCGGATTGAAAATGGAAGCTAGAATTATAAATACATCAACCGGAAGAGATTGGTATGAGATGATTGCTAGTGGTTTAATCACAAACATGTCATTTGGGTTTTCAGTTGTTGAAGATACATGGGATAAGATTGATGATAACTTATATGAAAGACACATTAAAGATTTAGATTTATATGAGGTATCAGCAGTTAGGACACCAGCTTACGCACAATCAACAATTGCTAGTCGTGGACTTAATATGGAAGATGAAGAAATTATCCCTAGCGATATTTCAGAGGAGGATATAATGGATAAAGAAACAATGAAAACTCTCCTTGATACTATGGAAATGTTGGCGAACGAAGTCCGTTCTTTACGTGAAGAACGTGGAACTAAAGGCGTAGACAAAGATGGTAATGAGGTTGGAGTACAAAAAGATAACTATGCAGTAGGTCAATTAACTAAAGACCAAGCAGAATCTGAAGATGATTTCAAAATTATCAAAGCAGATGAAGATTTAGGTAAATATGTTAACGACATGGAAATTGACGGAAAAGGCTCATATAACCATGACACTAAAGTCAAAGGCGTAGATGATGAGGGAATTCAAACAAACCAACCTGAATCAGAACTTGATGAGAAAATTAAAGAGTATGACGGTTCAGACCCTGATGAGGTTCCGGGTGTTCAAGGTGGAGAATCAGAGGTAGTTGAAGAAACTCCTACTGAACCAGAACCAGAACCAGAAGCAACACCAGAAACAGAGCCGGCAACAGACGGTCAATTACAAGAACGTTCTAACGAAAGCAAATCTTACTCATTCGACTCTTTTGAAACGAGAATGAGAGAACTCAGAGAAAGACTAGCAAAATAATGTCAATCAAAGAGTTAAGAGAGCAACGTAACGCTCTATTGGATTCATTAGATGATGTAAAAAAAGAAGAACGTTCAGTTAAAAACGACGAACAAGTCAATGAAATCATCTCATCAATTGCAAAAATAGACCATGAAATTGAACAAATTAGAAATAATAAAACAAAAAACACGGAGGTTTCATACATGGAAAATAAAGAATTAGAAATCCGCAAGAATGAAGAACTTGCTTTAAATTCATTCATGCGAAAGGACATTAAGGAATTAGAGGAACGTGCTCAGTACGTTAACGTGACTGAAGATGGCAACGTACTTATCCCTGAAACATTAGCACAAGGAATTATCACTAAAATGGAGGAAGCGTCTCCAGTATTCGCTTTAGCTCGTAAATACCCATCACAGAAAGGTATCTTAAAAATCGCTAAAGAAACAACAGACGACCAAGCTGGTTTCGTTGGTGAAAACCAAGAGATTCCATCAATCCGCCTTAAATTCTCACACGTTACTCTTACACAAAAACGTGTAGGTGCAGCAGTTACTTTAACACAGCAATTACTTAATGATGCAGCTATGGATTTACTTTCATACTCATCTGATTTACTTGCTCGTAGAACTGTTCGTGCGATTGAGAAATCAATCTTTAAAGGAAATGGCGACGAAGATGGTTTTGAAGGAATTCTTTCAGAAAAAGCATTAGCACAAGATGGTTACAACAAAGTTAAAGTTAACGCTACATTAACAGCTGAAAACTTTATTGAAATTGTTAACTCACTTAACCCATTCTATCTTGACGGTGCAGCGTTCTTTGTTTCACGTGAAGTGTACAATGAAATTGCTAAAATTAAAGGTCAAGACCTTGAATATCTAATGCAAGACGGCAAGGTAAACGGTCGTATCGGTCGTACTTTATTCGGTTACCCAGTTCATATTTCTGATGCTCTTGTAAAAGCTGACGGAATCTTATTCGGTAATATTGGAGCAGCTTACGGTGTAATGATTAAGAAAGACTTCGCTCTTAAACATGTTGCAGGTGACACTCAACAAACTCTTAACGGTACACAGTTAGTAGCACTTGATGGTTACATGGACGGTGCGGTAATTAACCCTGAAGCACTCGTACACGCAAGCACTAAATAATACAGTTAATGAAAGATAAAGTGGCAAAGCAGCCACTATAAATATAGCTAATGAAAAAAGGGGGTCTCCCCCTTTATACATATTGGAAAAGATGGTGTAAAAATGTTGAGAGTAATTTTTATTCAAGATGCTGTTTTAACTGATGAATTTAGGACATATAAAGCAGGAAATGAAGATGAATTTAATTATGATTTAGCAGTAGAAATGTATGAAAAAGGTATTGCTGATATCCTCAATCCATTTGAACACGAAGACCTAAGAGCTAATATAGGTCTATACGAGAGAGATTGGAAAAGATTTGTTGAGGAGGTAGATACCAGTTGGACAACTTAGATTTTGAAATGGTCAAGAATGAATACTTAAAAGTTGACCACGATGCAGAAGATAATTTCATAAAACTTATGATTAAGGCGTCTAAATCATTTGTTGAAACTTATCTTAATATGAAATTTACAGAATTTGAAGATGAGTATCCTCATGAATTCGATATCGCAAGATTACAACTTATCGGACAGTGGTATGAGGATAGAGCTATTATGTCTCCACGTTCCAATGTTCAGGAGATGGCTTATGTGTTTTCTGATTTATTAGACCCTCATAGGAATTGGCAGATTGGTTTTATAGGGGATGGCTCAGAAGCTATCACTGGATTATATTATGACTATCAAAAAGATTTGCATAGGTTTTACAGAAGTAGAGTTGTTGACACTTGGACAGCAATTAAAGGTGAGGAGACTCCACCAGAAAGCACAACTTTCTATGCTCCATTGGATGCAGTTGATTACAATCAAAAACTGAAAAGAGCTGAAGAGTAATGGCTTTATTAAATGATGCAGGTAAACTAAGACACAGATGTACATTCATGGAAATGAGAGAAGAAAGAACACCTAGAGGTACTGTTAGGGAGGTTCCTGTTGAATTGTTTTCTTGTTGGTGTGCTTTCACTAGACATTCAATTAGAGACGTCAAAGAAAGCGTAGGGACAGGTCACGATATCCGAAAAACTATTATTATTAGACATAGACAAAGACATGATATTAATAACACAATGAAAGTTAAAATTAAAGACAATGTTTATGATATTTATCAATATGTTCCAGACGATGACAGACAAGAATTTGATATGATTACATTAACGGACAAGAAATAACATGTCTAGACATAAAGACCTACGAGGTGGAAACTACTTCGTATCTATAGATGATGGAATGAGAGATGTATTAAATAAACTTGTCTTAAAAAAGGAACAGGCAGCTAACAAAGCTCTACGTGAGGGTGCTAAACACATGGCTGAGGTTGTTGAGAAACATACTCCAGTCGGAAAAGAACCTCGCAGAAAAGATAAATACGGACCTAACACACCATATTCTACAACACGATTAAAAGACGATGTCAAATGGCAGAAACGTGGAGAGGAATATGTTGTTGGTTATGGTATGGATACTCATTGGCGAGCAGTATTTGTAAACAATGGTACAATAAAACAAAGAGGGCAATTCTTTTTTGAGAAAGCAGTACAAGAAGGAACTCCCAAAACAATAGATATAGTTAGGGAGGTAGCTTTAGAAGAATGGTTAAAGTTAACAAAATAAAATCAAAAATGACATCAAGGATTTTAGTTGAATTAAAAGATATTATTGCAGAGAATTTTACAAAAGGTTTAATCCCTAAAAATAATTATTATATTTATTCAATCCCAGAAAAACTAGATGTCATGAACAGCGTCCCATTGGTCAAACTTAATACAGTCGTTAGTTCCGCTGGTGGACATTCTAGCGATAGTATTTTTATGACCAGAGAGCGGTTTCAAGTTCAGTATTTTTTTGCTGATTATGACGAGAACGATTATGAACAAGCTATCTTAGATGTAGAGCAAGTTCTTCAAAGTTATGGTTTCTACTACTCTACAGGATACGATAGCATTGACCCGGATTATAACAATCTCATCACAATCACAAGACAATATAATTATAGAAATATATATTAATAAAATTAACAATGGAGGAAATTATTAATGGCAACTACAATTGGATTCCGTAGAGCAACAGTATTTATCTACGATAAAGATGATAATGTAAAAGACACTTACGTCATCGAAGGTAAACAAAATGGTGGGGGTACAGTATCAGGTACAGTAAGTGGATTATCAGCAGAAGCTGTAAAAGTTTACGCATCTGACCAACCATACTATGTTACACAACAAGGTACAGGTGAAGTTGAACTTTCACTTTCAGTTTTAGATTTACCAGTAGAAGTTACTAACGCTTTACTAGGTTACGAAGAGGATGAAAATGGAATCACGTGGGTGGGAGATAAAACTCAACCACCATATGCGGGAATTTTAATGGAATCAACTTCTCTATCAGGAGAACCTTACTTCTTCTCTCTACTAAAAGGTAAATTCCGCCTAGATGAGCAAACGTTTGAAACAAACGAAGACCAACCATCAGAACCACAACCAGATGAGCTTACAGGTTCATTCGTAGCAGTTGATGGTGTAGCTTATGGTATGGGTAAAGGCGAAGACAAACGTCAACCTATGTTGGCTAAATTCGATACAATCGGAACTGGCGTAGTAGAAGACGAAACAGAAGCAGGAGCTTAATACACACACCCTTTAATTAGGGTGTATACATAATATAAATTTTAAAAAGGGGAAATTATTTATGGCTAAGAAGACAGAATTAGTTTTAGAAATTGACGGTAAGGAAAAGACATTTGTTGCTGAAAAACCAAAGGCACGTGTTACACACAGAATCATGAAAATGTATTCTCTTGAAGAGAAAGGCGAATTAGATAGCTTAGAAATGTTCGACGAGTTAACTGACATTGTAGCTAACCACATCTTCGCTAAAGAGGAAGAAGTAACAGAAGATGCAATCTTAGATGGTTTAGATGCAGACGTAGTCTTAGAGGTTCTCAACGGAATTATTATGAGTATTATGGGTATCTCTGAAGAGGACGTAGCAGCAGCTAACGAGGGAAAGTAAAGACCTATTCTTGGACAGAGTCTTATTATGAGATGAGTCATTTATTTGATACCCTCATTCAACAAGGTTATTCAATGGCAGATATTGATAGTATGGATGAAGAAACACTGTTTGATATTGTCCAAGCTAAAGCTAGATTGAAAGAACTTAAAGAAGGTAAGACTGAAGAATCTAAGAATCACAAAGGCGAAAAAGTAATGTCATTAGAAGACTTTATAGATGGCTTTGACAGAAAATAAAAAATTTATGGGGGTATATGCTAATGATTTTATGCTATACTCCCGTTTTTTTTTGTGCCTATAAATAGTGAATACATAAATTAAATTAGAAAAGAGTTGAAATATAAATGGCTAGTAATGGTAAAGTCGGTGGTAACGCTGGTATACTAATGAGGATGGGTATCGATGAAAGACCTGTTGTAGACTCAATTAGACGAGCGAATAACGCACTGAAACACCATAGGTCTATGGTGCAGAGTCTTAACCGAGTGTATAAAGCACAGGGTGACGACGCTAAAAGACTGGAAGCATCTTATAAAGGTCTATCAAAAGAAATTGACCTAATGACTCAGAAACAAAGATTAATCCAACGTGATTTAGCAAAGACTACAAAAGGCACTCAAGCCTATGAAAGACTACAAACAAACTTACAAAAAGTTAACTCCCAGCTCTTTGAACTTAAAGCTAGACAAGACGCAGTAGCAAAAGCAATGTCTAGAGTTAATACAGAGGGAGATAAGTTAAGAGCAAGTTTTAGAGCTACAAACCAACTAGAAAAACAAAGAGTAGAACTACTCAAACTACACAATAAACATACTGATGCAGCTATATTAGAACAACAAAGATATACTAACGCAATCAAACAATCTGAAAAGATTAGAAGAACAGAGTTACAAACTCTAAGAGAGATGAAAAAGCAATACGGTGCATCAGGTGTTGCTATGGACCAACAGAGAAGTAAGATTAAGCAGTTAGAGATTGAAATAACTAAATATAGACAAGCTCAAAGACAAGCTGCTGAAGCAACTCAGTACATGGCTAACAAAGAAAAAATCTTACAAACATCTCTAGGTAGAACAGCTCAATTATTGAAACAAAACAGAGCATTCTTAGCAGAGTTAAGAAACGGTATGATGTCGTTTGGTGCAGGACTAACTATTGTAACATTCCCATTAAGAAGAGCATTTACAGGTTCTTTAGGAGCTGTTGTAGAGTGGGAAGAAGCATTTGCACAAGTTAGAAAAACAGTAAACGATGCATCAGAAAAGGAATTTAAACAATTAGACGCTGACATCATGAGAATGTCCAAGACGATACCAGAAAGTGCAACCCTTATAGCTGAAACAATGGGATTAGCTGCCCAGTTAGGAGTCGCAAAAGAAAACTTGTCGGGGTTCACTGAAGTTGCTTTACAAATGGGTGTAGCAACTAACATGTCAGTAGACGATGCAGCTTCTGCTATGGCACGATTTGCAAACGTCACAGGCATGGAACAGACAAACAAAAACTTTAGAAAATTAGGTAGTACCATTGTTAATCTTGGTAACAACCTCGCTACCCAAGAAGATGAAATTACAAACTATATGCTTAGGTTATCCGGTACTGGGCGTACTGTTAATATGGCAGAACAGAACATTATAGCATTAGGTGCCGCAATGAGTTCTCTAGGAATCAATGCAGAAGCCGGTGGTTCCGCAATGAGCAAGGTGATGCAAAAGATAAATAATGCCGTTATGGATGGCGGAGAGGATTTAGAAGAATTCGCTAAAGTAGCGGGTGTCACTGGTAAAGAGTTTGCTGAATTATGGGCAAATGACCCTTATAAAGCACTTATGTTATTCCAAAAAGGAATGAAGGGTGTTATTGACAGTGGTGGTAACGCTAAGAAACAACTTGAAGAGTTGGGTATTAAAGAGCTTCGAGAAACAGATGCTGTATTAAGACTTGCGAACGGTTACAACGTTATGGAAGATGCTTATAGACATGCTAACAAGGGTTGGAAAGAAGGAACAGCACTATCTGATGAAGCTGCTGAACGTTACGCAACTCTAGGTTCTAGAATTCAACTATTTAAAAACGAACTCTTTGCTACAGGCAGAGCAATAGGAGAAGCTTTAGCTCCTCATTTAATTAAGCTCATGGACTTAATTACTCCATTACTTAAAAAGATTCAAGAATCATCAGACCGAACAAAAGTTCTAATAGCAACTATTGCTGCTGTTGGTATTGCATTAGGACCTGTATTATTTGTAGGTAGTATGCTTATAGGTTCTCTACACTCTTTATCATTAGGATTTAGTGTTTTAGGGGGAGTTCTTAAAAAGAACCCGAAACTAATGAAAGGTGTAACATCCGCTATTGTAGGATTATCTAAAGGTTCTTTAGGTGGGGTTAAGTCTCTACTAGGATTAACTAAAGCATCAGGCTTACTAACTGGAGGAGTTAGGTTATTAGGAGTGGCATTTAGATTCCTTACGGGACCTATTGGATTAGCTATTACAGCTGTTTTGATTTTAAGTAAACAATTTGTTAAGATTTATAAAGAGGTTGATTGGGCTAGAGAAGCTATGCAAAACCTTGGCTCATTTATTGTCAAAAGTCTTAAAGGAGCTTTTGATGCAGCACTTGCTGATATTAAGAAATTCATAAAAGGTTGGCAAGACCTTAAAAATGTTATCGGAAATTTCGTAGAAGATATCGGAGAGAAGCTTGGTAAAACTAAGTTCGGTAAATTCTTTAAAGATAACTTTAAAGAAATGAACGAAGAAATCCGCAAGGGTAAGAAACCCATGGATGTCTTAGCTGACGGGGTTTCAGAAAACACTAAAAAAATACTTGGTAAATATACAGAATTAGTTCAAAAATCAACTAAGAAAATGACAGAATTAAGACATGGTGTTCTATCTGAAGAAGACAGAATAACAATTGACCAATATAATTTCTATGAGAAACGTGGAGTGGAAATACCTAAAAAAGTACAAGATGCTCACGATAAAGTTATGGAGAAGTATGGTAAACATGCAAAAGAGCTAAGTGTAATTTATACCACTATGGCTAATGAATCTCTAACTCAACTAGATAATAAACACAAAGACGAAAAAACTAACTTAGAAGAATTTTTCAAATCAACTAAAGCTCTAACTGAAAAAGAGCAAAAAGAAATTGAAAAAAATCTACAAACAAGACAAAATAAACAAAAGGTTGAGACACAATCTCTGTTCGATGAGATTAATGCTATACACAAAAAAGGTATGGCAGAGAGAGGTTACCTGACAGATGACGAACTCAAGAGGATTGAAGAACTTGAGGTTTTAGCATCTGAGAAAACTGTTCAGAACCTAGCAAGCAGTGCTCAGGAACAAGAGATTATTATCTCTAGGATGGCAACTAATAAAGTAGCTGTGGATAGAGAAGCCGTTGAGAAAATCGTAGCAGACAGTGAAGATGCTAAAGACAAAGTCATCAAAGCTGCGGAAGAGCAACGAGATGGTGTTATACAGCAAGCTATGGAACAATTTGAAGCAGGAACTATCAGTGAAGAACAGCGAGATAAAGTAAGTAAAGCTGCGGAAGATGAGTACAAAGGTGTAGTTAAAGAAGCAGATAAAAAACACAAAGATGTTATTAGGATTGCTTCAGAACAAGCTGCGGAACACGGTATGGTAGTTGATACAGAAACTGGAGAAATCTTGTCTAAGTGGGAAGTATTTTGGAAAAACACAAAAGATGGATTCAAGAACTTCTTTACTGGTTTATGGTATGATATTAAAGAAGGATGGGAAAATATTAAACTATCTGCAAAAGAGTTTGGTTTATCTCTTCTAGTTCTTTTATCTGCCACTTCTCAAAAAGTAACTAATAGTGTAACTACATTCTTCACTGGCTTGTGGGAGGATATCACACGATGGTTCACGAACGCTAAGGACTGGGTTGTAAACTTCTTTACAGCCCTAGGGCAGACAATCAGCAACGCTGTAAAAGCTGTGTGGACATTCATTGAGCCAGCTGTTAAACTATTCTTTAAAGGTTTTGAAATATACTTCAAGACTCTTAAATATGTTGTAGAATTTGTATTTAGAGGTATTTACTTCATTATTAAAGAAGTAGTCGGTTTCATTGTAGGATTTGTCATAGAAGGATTCTCAAGAATGTATAATAATGTAAAGTTAACAGTATCTTTATTATATACAGCAATTAAGGGTGCTTTCAATTGGATTAAAGAAAGTGTCATGAGTATCGTAACTCCTACAGTTGAATTCGTGGTAGAAAAATATAGATGGTTAAGAAACAAATCGAACGAGATATTCACAGTAATCCATGATTTTGTTATTGGTATATATACTAAAATAAAAACAAAACTATCAGAGATAGTTTCATCAATAGTTTCATTTGTTACTAACAAATTTAACTACATGAAAACTCTACTATCAACGATAGTCACAACTATATATACAGTCGTTAGAGATAAATTTATCAACTTGAGAGATAGGGTATTAGCTATCGTTAGTCCGTTTGTCCAAAAAGTGGTAGGTTTATTCAATCTCTTAAAAAATAAACTAAACTATGTAATGGGTATTGTCAGAGAGGTTATTACTTCAATCTGGACATCTATTAGAACTAAAGTAGTTGGTACGGTAACTGGTTTAAGAGACCGTGTAGTAGGTATTTTTAACGCTCTTAAAAATAAAGTTACAGGAAGAGTAAACGACACTAAGAACTCAGTTACTGGAGGATTCTCTGAGGCTCGCAAAACCACAGAGACTATTCTTGACAAGATGAGAAATAAAGTATTAAGTATCTTTGATAAGATTAAAAATGGTATCTCTGAAAGAATAGAAACAATCAAAGAGTTTATTGATGATTTATCATCGGCAGTCAAAAAATCAATAAACGTAGTTGTAGATGGTATTAACTGGGTAGGTAAAAAGATTGGTATGAGTACTGAAATACCTCACCTACACACAGGAACAACACATACAACAGATTATGTAACGAACGGCAGAATAAACAGAGATACACTTGCAGTGGTTGGAGACAGAGGTCATGGAAACGGACCTAATGGTTTCAGACATGAAATGATTGAAGACACAAAAGGAAATCTTTCATTAACACCAGCAGAAGATACTGTCGTCCCATTGAAAAAAGGTTACAGAGTTCATAGTGGTAAAGTTACTCACGATTATCTTAAAAATAAATTTGGGGAATTACCTAAATTCTCATCAGGAACATCTAAGGGTGCAGGTGGCTTAGGAAGTTGGATTAAGTCAACATACGGAAAAGTAAAAGATACTGTCGGAGATGTTATGGATTATGTGAAGAGTCCTAGAAAACTATTAAATAAAGTCCTAGACATGTTTGGTTTCGATAATTTTAGTACGTTAGGTGGAATACCTAAAGACTTTGCGAAGAGTGGTTTCTCACTCCTTAAAGATAAAATTACAGAAATGTTTAAGAGTGCCTTAGAGACAGCCGAAGGTAATGGAAGTTACTTAAACCTCAAGAAGGGTATTAACTTTGGTTTCGCTCCATCGGCAGCCGCAGCAAGAGCAGCAGGATATCCATTTGCCAGTCCTCACTATGGTTTAGACTTAAACTATGTTTATGATAAATTATATTCAACTATTGGCGGTACAGCAACAGCTAAACATGACAATAGTGGATTTGGTAAACACATTTGGATTAAGGCAGCAAAAGGCTTGGAGGTTATCTACGGACACTTGAGTAAGTTCGCTTTTTATGGAACTAAGAGAGTGAAAGCTGGAGATTATCTAGGTGTGTCAGGTAACACTGGACGCTCCACTGGACCTCACTTACACTATGAAATGAGAAAGAATGGAGTACCATTTGACCCTCTTCCATGGTTGAAGAACAACTCTAAGGGTACTAGCACAGCAGGCTCTGGAGTTAAAGGATTGTGGGGTGGTGGTGGAGACCATGACCACAACCATGATGCAAACCCTAAAGAGTACGAACTTCTGATGGAAAAAGTGAAGAGTAGTCCTGTGACGTTAACTATGAGTGAGTTTGATAAGTATTCACACAATAGAAAAGCTAATTACGACGACCCCCAAGACCGACTACTTGCAATGATGAATAAAGCGATTAATAAATTTAATCCTAAAAACCTCAATTCATATGCAAACGGTGGGTTAGTTACTAGACATCAAATTGCTGAAATTGGAGAAAGAAACAAACCTGAGATGATTATACCACTAACTAAAAAAGCGAGAGCTGGACAATTGATTGAGTTAGCTAAGAGACTAGTTGGAATCGATAGCGATGGAAACGTTGAGATTGAAAACAATACGGTCATCTCACAAGGTATTGATTACTCAGAAAGATTAGATAGAATTGAGAATACTTTATCGCAACTATCAGAAGCAATATTGATACTTGCACAAGCTGGAGTATCAGTTCAGATTGACGGAAGAGAAGTTGCTAAACAAACGTACAAAGATATAAATAAATTTTCTGAAAACAACGAAAGAAGAATAAACAAGTATAGAAGGGATTGATAATTATTGCTTAGAACACTAATTATCAATGGCGAGAAACTTGATAACTTATACCTAAATGGCGACCTACCCGTCGCCTTTTATGGTGTAGGAACTAACTTCCAAGAAACTAGCCATTTAGATAGAGCAATATATCAGAATAGGTCAAGAAAACAAAACTCTTTTGAGTTAAATATGGCTTATGTAAACGAAAAAGAAAAACTAAGTAAATTTGATATAGCACAAAAAGTTATAAAATTCATTAATCATAACGAAGAATGTGAGATTGCTATCAGTGGTGAAAAGTGGTTTTGGAAGGGTTACATAGATGGACCTTTTGAAATCGATTTATATGATAGTCAAGTTGCTTTCTTCTCAATCACAGTTGTCTTGTTGGATAATGCTAAATATTCGACAGACACATATACTAATACAGCTGTTGGAGATTCAGTAACTGTACTTAACAATGGGACATTAGAAACACCATTCATCCTAGAGGCTGTAGCATTAAAGAACAGTCCTTTCTTCATGGTATCAGATAGGGATGACAATCATTTTTTCATCGGTGAAGATAGTGAGGACGTAGAGGTTAAGAACTATAGACCAACAATATTAGCAGATGAATTTAGAAGTCTTTCAGGATACAGTAGGATGGCATCAACTGAAAGTATTCCAGACAGATATTTAGGAGGAACAACAGGAGCGTCGTTCTTGCAAAATCCTGAAACATGGCAATTGAACCAATCTAGCGTTACACAAACAAGTGGATGGAGAGGCGGAGCTTATAGTAAAACATTTTCTAAAGCAGTAGAAGATTTCCAGTTTACATTTAAAGTCAATATAAGACAAACTGGAAATAACTCAAAAGGGTCGGGTAAAATCGGTCAGTTTATTTATGATGATAAAGGAAAATTAATGTTCAGTGTAGGCTATCAGAACGTGACTACAAGCAAAGATAGCGGACGCATCTTATTCATGGCATACAACGAACAAGGAGACGAAAGAATGCTCTGGGGTCCTCAAGTTACGTCAGCTCTTAAAAGAGTGTCTGTGCTTACTATTTACTTTAGGATTATTAGACAAGGTGATAGAATCACAATGAGATATTGGTGCTATGACGACACAGATAAGCGTGGTAGGATTCCATCTACAGTATTGAGAGATGTAACAAGAGTGTACAATGACAAAGGTAAATTTTACCAAAGAAAAGCATCTAATACAAAAATTGGTATATTTAGAGGCAGTGGAAACCATAGGGACATAAGAGCTTTAGGAACATACATCTATGAGCTACTACCTAAACCAAAAGGTGCCTCTGATATGATTATTAAACAAGGTGACGAGGTAATACTCAACACTGAAACGGGTGATATATTAGTTAATGGAGAACCAATGATGGCTCACAAATCCTTTAGTAGTAGGTACTTTAAATTGCCATCTGGAATACAGGATTTACTAATCACACCCACCGAAACCTTTGATACAAAAGTGTATTGGAGGGATAAATTCTATTAAAAAATAAAGAACGGAGAAAACAAATGATACATGTTTTAAACTATTCAGAAAATATAATTGACGACCTATCATTTAAGCAAGATGCGATTTACGATGCAAACCATACTATAAACATACAAGAAACAATGGAAACATTTGACTTTGAGGTTTCATCAAAGATTGCACAAAACTTGAGAGATAGACACAGATTACTCATCCAAGACCATATGGGTATTTATAGAGAGTTTATTATTGAAAACATTATAGATTTAGAAAGTGGGATTACAGAGATTCAAGCAAACGCATCTTACTTGGATGATATCAGAACTGCCAAACCTGTAAAACCTCATTCGTTTACTGACCAACCACCTACAGTGATGATGGATTATTTACTTGCTGACACTGGGTGGGAGGTTAGTCCTGAGACTGAAGTCCCTATGAATGCTAGCTTTAGTTGGGATAAAGTAACAGATAGATTAGAATTGATTAAAGAATTACAAGATGTATTCAATATGAGATTATTATTCTATGTTGAGGTTGGTAAAAACAACGTAGAGAAAAGATATGTCAAACTTGTTGAAGTAAACCCACTCTTTAATGGTGAAGAGATAGATTATAAAGAAAATCTAATTGGTTTAAAAAGAGAGATTGACTATAGTGAAGTTGTTACAGCTTTATTAGGGGTCGGACCCGAAGATTCAGACACTAAGAAAAGAATATATGTAGAGGTAATGGACGATAAAGCTCAAGAGCAATTTGGACTTCCTCAGAGATATATTTGGGACTATTATGAGGTTCAAGTTGATAGTGAGACTAAAGTTGACGCTGAATTAATTAGAAGAGAAACTACTAATGAATTAGAGCGTAGAAAGAAAGCTGTAGTAACTTATGACATTAGCTCAACTGATATCGATGCTCAAGTAGGGGATATGATTAGAGTCAAAGACGAGGATTTCAACCCTGAAATTTATCTAGAAGCAGAAATTGTAGAAATAAACTATAACTTACTAAACAATGTAAAAGAGTATAAATTTGGAGTTCTTAGAGAGTTCACAAGAGAACAAGTCTATAGTCAATATGAAAAGTTTAGAAAAGAACTTGAAGAAAGATTAAAAGAAATTGTATCAAACACCGACAGTATTATATCTCAGCGCTTAGAAGAAGAGCTTAAACATGTGGAGAGATATATTGAAAAATCTCCGACTCCACCCCTAAATCCTAAAGAGGGGGATTTATGGTTAGACACTTCTCATGATTCTGTAGCTGTTTTAAAGAGGTACGAGAACGGTGAATGGGTAAAATCTTCAGTTACAGAGGTCA